TCCTACTTTCGACTTATCTAAAACTTAGATTTAGGATTATTTTCTTGATCTCAGAAAGACCTCGGTTCGTCCGAGGTTTTTTATTGCCTATTAGTATAGTATGGAAATACAACTGAATTGCCTTATGCCTTCTTCGAGTCCTCTTCGTGCCATAGATCGTTTAAAAAAGGCTGCGAATTTAGAACCTGTTAAGAAAAATGTCGAACTTTCAGATGGAACTTTATTTGAAATGTGGATCACTCCTTTAACGATGGCAGAAAGGGAGCGAGCGCAGAAACAAGCAAAAACTGATGATGCTAATGCTTTTGCGATTCAACTGTTAATTTCTAAAGCACAAGATGAGAATGGGACAAGACTTTTTTCTCCTGGGGAGATAGATGTGTTAAAGCATGAAGTGAAAGATGCTGATCTTCAAAAATTAATGTTGGCAGTTATTCAAGAGGAGGAAGATATTATTGACCCAAAATCTTAGCTTCGGAGCTTAAACGGGATAACTGGTTAATGCTTCAGTTTGGTATAGCAAAGGAATTGAAGAAAACTTTACGTGAAGTTCGAGAGATGACTCCTGAAGAGATTATTGGTTGGAGTGCTTATTTCTCAGTATTAAGTGAAGAGCAGGAGAAGGAAATGGAAAAAGCAAGAAAACGTAGATAGGCTTAATGGTTTAGGTTACACTTGAAGAAATGTTTTCTAAACGAAAGTGGCTTCAGGTTATCAGGCCAATATTTATGTAAAGGTAAAGGGTTTTCAGGATTTAACTAGAATCCAGAAAAAATTAGATGGTACGAGTTATAAGATTGATGAGATTAATAAGAAAGCTGCTCAGTTAGGTGCTAGTACTCGTAGTCTTAGTCGTTTTACACAACAGTTAAGTCAGGCACAGACAGCCTTATCGAAAGTTGCGATAGGAAGTCCTCAAGAACGTAATGCTGTTTCTAATTATGTTACAGCGTTAAATAATTCAAATGTTGCACGTAAACATCAAATAGGACTAATAGAACAAGAAATAAATTCTCGTAGAAAGAATCTTATTGAAATAGAAAAAGAAGTTCGTAAAAATATAGCAATTTCTAAAAGTGGGAGAAGTGGGACAGGTTTTACTTCTTTTGATCGTAGTATTAATAATCAGGAAGCTAAAGCTATTGATAAATCGATTAGAAGGCATCAAAGGAAAAGAAAAATTATAAAAGAAACGAATGTAGAGAGAAGAAAAGCTCTAATACTTTTGAATCGAGAAGAAGAAACAGAAAGAAAAATACAAGCAATATTGAAACGGAAAACATCAGGTAAATCCAGCAGATTGGGAAGGGATAACAAATCAGCTATGACTAGCGGTTTGATTAGTGGTGCGTTCCCATTGTTATTTGGACAAGGGCCATTAGGAGGTGCTGCTGGTTTTGCTGGTGGTTTTGCAGGAACCAAGATAGCAGGACAAATGGGAGGTTTTGCAGGAGGTCTTGTTGCTACGGCTGCTTTACAAACGATCACTCAAACAATATCTTCTATTTCAAAATTAGGTCAGGCTTTAGGTTCTTTCTCCACAGATGTAGAATCTATTACTCAATCATTAGGAATACAAAATACTGCTCAAGGTGCGAATTTAAAGTTAATTAGAGAATTAAAAGGTGAGCAAGCAGCATATAACGAAGCAATGCGTTTAATGCGTGTTGAAATAGGTGATAAAGGTGTCGCAGCATTGAAAAAATTTGGAGAAACGTCTAATTCAATTGGGCGTGAATTAGCTATTTTAGGTACGAAATTACAGTCAGCAACAGCAACTCTCTTGAATTTTATTGTGAAGATTTTGGGATATGAAAGTTCTATCAAAAAAGGAAGTAATACAAGGTTAATAAAAGGGATGACAAGTGAAGCAGCAATTGATCTTCAAGAGAGAAGAAAGAATCTCAAGTCAGTTGGTTCAGGAATGAGAAATCAAGGTGGTCGAAGACAGAGATTAATTTCTAATGCTACGAAAGCTTTAGAAGCAGATGAACAAAGGTTGGCTATACAAGAAAGAACTCGTATTGCAGTTGAAAATACAGCATTAGCTTCCGTTCAACGATTTGAAGAATTAAAGAAAGAAGAATTAGTACAAACTCGTATTAATGACTTAGTTGAAGGTGGAATGAATAAAGGATTAGCTAAGACAATCGCACAAATTGAAACTGTTTATGAAAAAGACTTAGCAATATTAAAAGCAAAGAAAGCGCAATTAGAAAAAGCGGAAGGTGTCAATGTTAAAGGTAGTGAAGCTGCACAACAGTTAGCAGCAATGACTGTAGAGATAGAAAATTTTAAGGAGAACGCAGCAGAGGCAGTAGAAACGGTGAAAAGGATAGACACTGCATCAAACGGAGTGACGGAGAAATGGAAAGAGATTAATCAGTCAATTAGGAATGATATTACTGAAGGAGTTAAAGGGTTAATTAAAGGGACAGCAACATGGGCTGACATGTTGAACAATATTGCAGATAAATTCTTAGATATGGCTCTTAATCAAGCTTTCTATGGAAATATCATGGGTAAAATGGGTGAAGGTTCGGGTGGTTTGTTTGGTGCTATTTTAGGGATGTTTGGTGGTAAGAAAGCAGCAGGAGGCCCAGTAAAAGGAGGTAAATCCTACGTTGTAGGAGAAAAAGGCCCAGAAATGTTTGTCCCAAGTAGTAGTGGGAAAATAGTCCCTAACCATCAGCTTGGCGGAGGTGGGGCAACTAACGTAACAGTCAATGTTGATGCTTCTGGAACGGAAGTTCAAGGTGATGATGCACAGGCAAAACAGTTAGGAACTATGCTTTCTGCCGCAGTTCAGGCAGAATTAGTGAAACAAAAACGGCCTGGTGGTCTTCTCGCAGGAGTTTAAAAAATGGCAGCTTTCCCTGATTACAAGCCTGTTTATTCAGTCACTAAATCAAGTCAACCTAATACAAGGGTTATACGTTTCAATGGTTATGAACAACGAACAACTTTTGGTTTAAATCAAAACCCAAAAAGATATTCGGTTGAATTTAGTGTCAGCGATACAGATGCAGATGTTATTGAAACTTTCTTAGATGCTAGAGCTGCGGATGCTGCTGCTTTTGACTGGACTCCCCCTGATACCAGCACTTCTGGTAAGTATGTTTGTGATAGTTGGACTCGATCTATGTTTGATTTCCAACGGAGCAAAATAAGCGCAACCTTTAGACAGACGTTCTCTCCATAAATGGCTTTTACTGCTTGGGCTGCTTCTACTTCATATAGTGTTGGGGACATAAGAAGGGCTGTAGCTCTTGTCCCTACAGGTCTTGTTTTTAAATGCACAACAGCAGGAACTTCAGGAAGTTCTGAACCTGATTGGCCTACAGATGTTAACGGAACAACAACAGATGGTGGAGTTACTTGGACTGCTGTTAGTGCTGTTTATGCAGATTTAGATTCTCTAGCCCCTGACACGATTATTGAGTTGTTTGAACTTAGACCCACATTAGAATTGCATGGGACAACTGCGATAACAAGATGGCATTGTGGGGTAGCAACTGATGGTGTTAGCAATATCACTTGGAACGGTAATTCTTATGTTCGGATGCCTGTTGAAGCAGATGGCTTTGATTTCTCTACAGGCGGTGCTTTACCTAGACCTACCTTAAAAGTTGCGAATAGTTTTCCTCTCTTTACAGCTTCTATTTCTGCTTTGTTAATAGATGTAAACCAAGTAACACCAGGAAATGATTTAGGTGGTGCAGAAGTTAGAAGAATTAGAACATTGAAGAAGTTTTTAGATGGTCAACCTGCGGCTGATCCTGCTGCAACTTGGCCTGAAGAAATATGGTATGTAGATAGAAAAGCTTCTGAAAATAGAAATTTAATTGTATTTGAATTGGCTTCTAAGTTTGATCTTGCTGGAATGTTTGTTCCTAAGAGACAATTACTTCCCAATATTTGTCAGTGGGAATATAGAAGTTCTGAATGTACTTATACAGGAAATAAATATTTTGATGTTAATGACAGTGCAGTAGGAAGCTTGGCTGCTGATCGTTGTGGTAAAAGGCTTACTTCATGTAATAAAAGATTTGCAAACTTTGAAGCTACTGGTGCTATCTCTAATGGAAGTAATCAACTTGTTTTAACTAATTCAGCGACAGAAACAGTAGCAGTTGGAGATATTGTTGAAGGTTTTGGTATTCCTGATAGTACAACTGTGACAAATGTTGCAGGTGCAACGATTACATTAAGTGCAAACGCAACATCATCAAGTTCAGCAACAGTAGATGGAACTTTACAGAGTGATTTAATTCGGATCATTGTTACTGATGCTTCAGCTTTAGATCAAAGCATGGCAATTAGTGGGACAGGATTACAGGCAGGAACGATGATTGCTTCTATTAGTGGTACAACTGTCACTCTTAATCAAATTGCAGATTTATCAGTTGTTGGGACGGCTGCATCAAGTTTTTCTGCTCAAAGATTAAGTACTTCAACAAATGTTTTAGTTGCAGATAAAGATGTTTCAGTTTCAGTTGGTCAATATGTAACAGGGACAGGTTTGCCTACAACAGTATTGACATCAGTTACTTATGTCACAGAACAGGCTGTTAATAGTCCTGCGAATATTAAAAAATTAATAACACTTAACCAAACAATTAGCACAGATGCTTCTGCTACCTATTCTTTTTATTCAATAGGCACACAATCTGAAATTGCTTATAGCTATGTAGGGCCAAGTCTTTATAAAATTAAGAAAGCAAATGATGGGGTTTTACCTTTTGGGTCATTCCCTGGAGCTGGACGCATTAAATGACCTTACCTCCAACAGTTCAAAAGGAAGCTCTTGAACATGCTAAAAGTGAATTTCCTAAAGAAAGTTGTGGACTGGTTACTGTAGTAAAGGGTAGAAGACGTTATTTTGCCTGCAAAAATATCTCTGACAACCCTGATGAATACTTCGTTTTAGACCCTGAACAATATGTAGAGATACAGGACAAAGGTGAAATTATAAGCATTATTCATTCACATCCTAAGACCAATCACAATCCTTCCAGTGCGGATTTAGTTGCATGTGAAAAGACAGGATTACCCTGGTACGTTGTTAATCCCAAAACAGAATTATGGGGATATTGTGAACCTTCTGGATTTGAACTTCCATATGTCGGTAGAGCTTTCTCCTACGGGATTGTTGATTGTTACTCATTAATAAGAGACTTTTATAAAAGAGAGTTTGAAATTGAGTTATCTGATTACGACAGGAAGGATAGATGGTGGGAACGTGGTGTCAGTATGTATTTAGATCACTTTGCTGATGAAGGTTTTAAGGTAATACCAGCAGAAGAGATTGAATATGGCTGTGTCATTTTGATGAATTTAGAAGCAAACGTCCCAAATCACGGAGGGATTTATATTGGAGATAGTATGGTTCTTCATCACGTACAGGATCGACTTAGTTCACGAGACTTGTATGGGGGCTATTATCAGAAAAACACTGCGAAGGTCTTAAAGCATGAAGACCGTTAAGGTTTACGGAGAATTGAAGAAGCGTCTTGGTGGTCAAGGCGTTTTCAATTTGGATGTTCGCACACCTGCTGAAGCGATTAGAGCTTTATGTGCAAATTTTGCAGGGTTAGAACAATGGTTAAGTGAAAGCCATATAGACGGTGTTTATTATCGTGTTCTTTTAGGTAAGGAGACAAT